ATGGTAAAGAAACTTCCCAATGCCCTGAGAAAAGGTCTGGTAGTAATACTGCTCGTTGTTTTCGTACTCCCACCAATCTGGGGCAATGATGTCAGGGTAATGCGGCATGCGCCCATAACGTACTGGAACGGGGTTGCCAAGTTTTGGCTTATTGCCTTGGCCGTTATAGTTGTACACCGAGCTGGCCTGCTTGGTGTTCTGGTTGCCGCTCATGTCCGGCATGTTCATGTACATGTAGACAGCAGAGGCCGCTGACAGGGCCAACGCAGCATAGACAAGCCAATCCACACCAAAGCCGATTTTAGGGCGAATACTTACTACATCACGCTCGCCGATGATCACATTGAAATCATCGAGCCGGTTAAAATTTAAAGTGGCATTGAAGGTTTGGTTTGGGAAGTGTTTTTCTAGCCAATCCGACAAGCGAGTGCCTGCATCGACAGTATGAACCTTGCGTTTATCCTTTCGTATCGGATGTTGAAACTCGACAATGTGTGGCATGACGATAAAACTCCACGGTATCAAATCGGCGGCGGAACTGGTTTAACGGTTCAATCTTGACGGTGCAGCCAAGGGTATGGATGACATAACCTGGCATTTGCTCGGCGGAGAATACGCCGCAATGCCATTTGCCTTTACCAGAGGCGGCGACCATGCACAGGTGCTCTGGCTTTTGAATGGGTTCGATTAACTGGCCTTGATAGCCATAAATCAGCTCATGGGCGTAATCTGGTGTGACAAACTGGTCCATATGCTTGGGCAGATTTTCAAGGTGCAAGAAACGCTGCCATGCTTCACGCACAAGCAGGACGCAGCCGTCCACCGGAAAGTGACCATCTGGCAGCGATTTAAAGTAAGCAATCATGGATGGTTTACTCATATGTACATCAATCCTGGGTGCGTAACGTTGTTGTAAATCGGGCGCATAAAGCGGCGGTTGGTCAAATCTTTCCATGAGTTCGTGAGGGTCACGGTCATGGCAGTGATTTTGGCCGAGGACATGGTGAGCCGTATTCGCTTGTTGCGCGGCTTGCTCAAGTCGTCTGTGTCGTATTCGCGGTAAATGCTCACGACTGGAATCACGGGCTCGTGTCGCTTGGCGGTTTCAATCGCCTTGGAAAGTGTCAGGTCGGTATTAGGCGCGGCCACGGTGAGAGCTTCTTGCCCTTTGGTTGCCTTGTCGGGCAACTGAAAAGCAAACTGGCCTGCTGTGAACCACACCCACTCGCCTGACTCAATTCCGGCATGTAGGTCAATTCCGTCCTTCACATAACGCAACACCCCTCCTGGTAAGGAGGGGTGCTGATATTCAATCGTTGCTATGATCACGTTTGCCTCGCTATGGCATTTTGAATACGGCCTCTTCGGCAGCTAACGCGGCCTTTTCGATGCCAGATAAAGTATCTCGGGAAAGTACGCGAGCGGTGTAGCGCTCCAGTTTTAAAGCGCGGAAGGTTTGCACTTTGGCTTTAAGTTCCCATATGGAACCAAAGTCTTTGCGACCACCTTTATAAACGAATGGGGTGTCCTCGCCTGGTGTGGCGGTAAACTGGCACTTATGAACTTCAAGGTCGTAGTCGCCCGTTCGAAGCGGCAAATAGAACCACTCCACGCCTGCTTCCAGTTCATTGAATACCCAGCTCTCGAATACCTCTTTTTGCTCTCCGGTGAACCGGAATGGTAAGACAAACTCAGCAGGGGCTATGCGAGAGCGACGACGCATGGTGGCCAAGCCCAAATCCATCTTTGAGCGTATGACCGTTTTGCCATGTTGATACTGATACCCTTTGGATTTTGGCAACGGCAATATGCCGTTACCAAAATACTTGCACGGGTAAAGGATCACATTCGGGTTCAATTGTGCCAACACTTCAGGTTTGACGGTTGCCATTATTTGAATCCTCCTGCTGAACGCCAAGCGTTTTAGAGATGTAACTAAAGTATTTCCCACCACTTTGCGCATCCTTCATCATGATGTTGAGGACTTTGTTCTCGTCATCAATCTCAGCGTGAGTACCAGGCTCGGCTTCATGAATAATGATGGTCCAAGGTTGGGCGCTCGCTCCGCTCCCGTTCGAGGCCATGCGGTTTTGGTAAGCCATGGTAGGGTCGTTGGCAGCAAATGGTTGACGATACATTGCCATGGTGGCGCGGTACATTTGGTCAATGCGTCGCGCTGACTCATTGGTGTAGACTCGCTCACCTGCTTTTAACGTCCAGTTTGACTCACTGCGACCTGCGAACATTGGCACTTCTTCAATGCCGTTGTGCGCCATGCCTGCGACAGCTTGCCCCATGATTAAGCCTGCGCTGGCAGCGGCTAAAGTACGAATAACCATTGCTTGACCGACACCTGCAATTGGACCCAAACCGATAGGCGGTGGAGCCAGTGCAGCCGTCGCGGCAACTTCACCTTGCATATAGACCTGAGCAGCAGCCATGGCTTTTTGCGCAGCGAATGCCGCCTTTTGAATGAACGAGCCTTGTTTGGCGGTTTGTTCAATCAATGATAGGCCTTGCGACGCTAAGCCAAACTTCATCGAGAGGACGGATTGCTCAATGCGTTTTTCCGTATCGGCTCTCTGTTTGGACGCACGCTCTGCCGCTTTGGTTTTGGCATCTTCTTTTGCGATATAAGCGTCAATTTCTCGCTGAATCGCTTCATCTTGCTTACGCTCAAAATCTTCAAGCTCGGTGTCGTAGAACTCTTTCTCGCGCTCTTTGTACTCCGCTTTAATTGCAGCCAGTGAATCAAAACCACGCAGCTCAATTTCTTGCTCTGAGAGTTTGAGGTTTTCAATATCTTCAAGGCGCTGCTCATGCGAAAGCTTTAGTTTTTCGCGTTCATCAGCGTATTGAACATCGAGCGCAGCAAGGCGCTGTTGACCTGCCTGTTGTTGGCGTGCAATCTCTTTTGCACTGGTCGAATCGCCAGAACCGTCGTCATCATTGGCAGGCTTGACTGATGGCTGAGGCACGTCGTAGTTCATGCCTAAGCGCATTTTGTTATAGCGCTTTTGCTGGCGCTCTATCTCTGCGTCGATCTCATCTATCTGCTTTGTTAACCGTCCAAAATCGGAATTGAGATTAAACAGCTCATTCTCACTACGACCAAGTGGATTAAAAGGGAGTAAGCTGTCAGCATCGACACCTTCATACTCTTTAAAGGTATTATTTACCTCTCTCAATTCACCACTAAGTACCTTTCTCTCGGACTGCAACTCCTGTATTTTTTTACTTAGGCCATTTACTGTTCTTGGGTCGTCTGACCAACTATCAAACAGCGATCCCCAATAATCGGTGGCCACCACCATTTTGTCAGTGAACCAATCAATTTGATCACTGGCTCCGAGAACGGCGTTAGCAAATGACTTTTCTAGCTTGAGGCCAACGTCCTTGAGCTTTTGGTCCATTTCTTTGAACTTCTCAATGTCATACTCCGACATCGACACGTTCAAATCATCGAACTTATCCGTTAGTTCGTAGAGTTTTTGCCCTTGCTTATCGAGCAATGGCATTAAGGCCGAGGCATCGTTGGCAATGCTTTCCAGATAGAAAATCTGGCTTTTCATCGGCACGTTGGCAGCGTCCATCGCAGTCTTGACCGCAATCAGAGCTTCTGGACCGGAGAGTTGTTGAAGCTTCTCAATCGTGAGGCCGACTTTAGGCGCGATGTTCTCCATAAAGTCGGCAAACTCACCGCCTTCATTCTCAGAGAAGTCACCTAGCTTATCGTTCACATCCTTGAGGATGTCTGCCATGGTTTCGCCACTGATGTTGTATTGCTCAGAGGCGTAACCCAAGGCTTGAATTTGTTCGACGGAGGTTTGGGAAACAGTGGCCATGCGCTCAATTTGACGCGCATGCTCCGCTTGACGGGTAATAAGGTAACCCGTTGCGCCAGCTACGGCACCAAGTCCGGCGGTCACCGCACCTGTAATTTCTAATACACCTTTGGCGGCAGTTTTTGCGCCGTCTGCGGTGCTTCCTAATGATTTGCTGAGGCCTACGTTTTCATCGTTTGCAGCTTTGGCTTCTTTGGTGTAGCCACGCAGCATCTTTTTGGCGTAATCCACGTCCTTCTGAAACTTGGCGGTTTCAGTATTGAAGCGGATATTAAAATCAGCTATCTGGGCACTCAATACGGAATCCTCCTGCTGATTCGCTCAATGCCATCAGCTCTTCATCAGTGTATTCGTGGGGTTCTTCGGGCTCGTCGGTCACGGGTAGGAAATCACGGTATGAAACAGGCTCGTCTAACTTCACTCCTGCAGCCATGGCCGTGATATTCCAGTTAGACGCACAACTAACAGCAAAGCGCCAGTTATCCATATGATGTGAAAAGCCCTGCTCCGAGAAATACTCTCGCCATTCGATGACCGTTTGACAGCTAATGGAAGCCAGCATGGTTCGCCAACAGATATGACCAAACTCGCGAGCAAGGTCTTGGGCGAACCGCCTTTCAGCCCGAATTAAGCTTTTGGGTCGACAGGATCCACATCGTCTTCCTGCTCACCGTCTTTTTCTGGCGTTTCTGGCTCCGCATCTTCTTCAATGGATGGGGTTTCATCAGGCAGTGACATACCAGAAAGCTTGGCCACTTCGTCATGAAGCTCTTTGATTTGCTCTTTAGACATGGCAGACATGACGTACTGATGGCGCTCATCAATATCATCAATATCGAAGTTCGTGCCATGAGCCACCAGTCGAGCCTGCATGATGAAATTCAAACGGTTCCATTGGCGAGTGACCTTCTCCATTTTTTGCAGTTGAGCTTCTTTCTCTTCCTTGCTGGCTTTTTCTGATAACGCTTCAACCGACTCGGGAAAGGCCTGTTCTGAGCAGAAGTCCATGAAGTCGTAACGATCCAAACCAGACAACTGAGTGAGGGTGACTTTATCGTCACCCACAGGAACCGTCTTTTGCTTTAGAAATGTAGCCATGGATTAAACGCCCCCTTCTGCAGGCTGCGCTTGTTCAGCCAATAGCATTTCCGCGAGTTTTGGTTTGCCAACGTTTTTGATTTTTAGTGTTCGAGTGATCTTTTCTTTAATCGTTACCGCTTTACCCCATGAGTTAAGGTAACCAGAATAAGCATCCACAGTGCCATTCGGGTACTTGGTTCGATATTCGGTAACAGTACCGTTCACTACATCATCAGAAAGTTGTTGTTGACCTGGTTCTCCAGGTTTCCAAACTAACGTGATGGTCGTATCACCTGCTGACTTTTGACCCGGAGTGGTCTTTGCCCAGTCCGCATCAGGATCGTCTAGGTAGTTATCTTCTTCATCTTCAACCGTAACTTCACCTGGTTGAATTTCTTTGACGCCGCCTAATTTTTCCCATTTGGCGTCATCAAGGTAATCTGCAGTAGTAAGCAGTTCTTGGTCGTCTTTTTTGCGCCAGAACGAGGTTCCAGCACCTTTGATTGCTTGAGTTGGGTCCGACATGATTAAACCTCTTCGGTGTATTCAATAGTAAATGTTAAAACCGAGGAACCCCATGGGGCCCCTTCTTCGCGTACATAAGAAAAACCAGAACGATTACACAGACTGAGCAAACCATTAGCGGTGTAGTGACGGTCAATTACGTCCCGAACTTTCTCACTAAAGGTATCGAGGTCGTCATCCAGTTGATTGGTGGCCAAGTCCATAATCTCTACAGCAAGTACCGAGCTCCACTCCTCTTCATCAAAATCCTGCCCAGTGGATTCACCATCAAGCAAATAGACCGAAATGGCTGGAACTTCGAGGTATCCTGTCTCACCGTCATCACTGGCTGTAACTGGTTCACCTCGGCCAGAAAAATAAGCAGCGATAAGGGGTTGCCCTTCACTGTCAATTAGTGCTTTTTCCAAGTCAGAAATGATCTGCTTTCGAATTTGTTTGTTAATTTCCACGCCCTACCTCCCGACGAACGATTAACCGAACCTGCTGGCCCATTGCATACATCAACTCTTTAGGCATATCTTTATCAATCAAACGACTACAGTTAGTTTCAAAAGCCGACGTAATCTCTTTGTAAATAGGAATAGCGCACATCTTGATTGGGTAACGAGCATCACTAGTACGCTGCATAATGTGCCATTTACCATTCTTCAGCTTCTGCAGAAAAGCATTGTCAAACTTATGTTTACCCACTTTATGGACGTAAAACCAGAAACTTCGCGCTTGGTATAACGTCCATCTTTAGCACGGGTTGCACTTTGCACCTGGTAACGCCCTTTTTTACGCCGAATTTGTGTACGAGCTTCCCCTATGTGAATTGCTGGAATATCGGTACGCCTTACTCGAACATAAGCGACAGGCTGTTTTGGTGAGGCTTTTTTGGATACTCGGGCATAACGTCTGATGACTTTTTGCTGAACCTTGACCGCCTTAGAGGTGTCTTTTACTGAATGGCTAATAGCTCTCTTAGCGATTCGGTTTATTGCCATAGAAGCTGCACTTGGTACCGCTTTTTCGTCTAAAGCACTGAGGTTCTTTACTGCAGTTGCCAACTGGCGGTCTAGTTCATTCATTTCAGATCAAAGCTAATTAAGCCATCATGATACTCAGGTACATCAGCAACCACATGGCTGCGGCCTTTATAGGTAACTTTGTCACCTTTGCGAACCTTCACACCTGATGAACCAGAGATAGACAAACGGGTCACATTGGCAGCCATCATCCCAAATTGATCTTGTGATGTATTTGGAACCACTTTTGCAGACTGACCCGCAATGGTGGCTGACTCTCCGAATGCACCAAATAAAGCAGCATCCATTTCAGCCATAGATTGAGACCAATTACTCATCTTCGTCCTCTTCGACATCAAGATCGTCTTCTGGAATCCAGACTGCTTTCTTTTGGCCAACCAGAGAACGGGCTTCAGACGGTGTAATGTCGCAGCCTTGCCCCACTTCAAGTGCAGTTTCAGGCTTCAATAATTGACCGCGACAACGAAATGGTTGTGTAACTAAAATTGCTTTGACTGACATTTGTTTCTCCAAATAAAAAGCCACTCGATTGAGTGGCTTAGCTAGTAGTTTTTGGTTGATTAGGCTGCTGGTTTTTACCTAGGCAGAAAGAAGCAGGATGGCGAACAGTTACATCAGCGTCTTGGAATGCAACAACACGCAAGCGCCCTTTCGCACTATGAGTGTATGGGTCAATAGTCAGGTCTAGGCCTCCCCACAAACCAATCAGCATTTCGGACCAGACGCCAAACCAATAATCACCGTTGTTGATCTGGTTAGAAATGTGCGTGCCGTAGCCGTTTACAGTGTTACCCCCTTCCCAAATAGGTGAGCCGTTGGTATTAGCAAACTTTTGAGTTGTCTTACAGTGACCACGGCCAGTAGCGTTCATCATGTAAAGCATGGAACCAACATCAGCATTGTCAGCGGTTATCTCTGTTTCCATGTTAACAATTTCTTGGAACGTCGGATTAACCGCAGTGAAATCTACACCGTTCACACCCGTGATGTTTGCAAGACCAAGCGGTTGATCACCACCAGTGCCGTACAAGGCAGCTTTATCAATAGTAAGAGCCAGAGCTTTAGCAATATCCGCACGAGCCAACATCTCAACATCTGGTGAAGACTGCATCAGCATCTTACGAGTCATTTCTACTAGCGCAGCACAAGTACGGTTTTGTAGGCCACGCTCACCAAAGGTGATTTCAGATAAGGTTGCATCTACATCTTCACCAAGCCAATAGCCCGTAGCGCCACCCTCTTGAGTCGGGATAGATAAATCACCGACTAGGCTTGTTAGCGTAGTTGCGTAGTTCATGACTGCTGATTTGTTATAGAGCATATCAATGAAGCTACCCGCCATATGGTCAGTAGCAATCAAATTGCTACCGGAACCACCAGCACTTACTGGCGCAGCTGCACGAAGAACATCGTTAGGTACAATAATACCTTGTGCTTCACGCTTCATTTTATCGGCTGCGGCTTCAGAGGCTTCAAGCTCAAATGCAGCTGCACGACGATACTTTTCATTCGTAGGTTGAGACAGGTAACGCAGAACGTTCAGAAATGAATACTGACGAATTTCATTGTCAGACAAGCCAATGTCTGGGCTGTCTGCAACTGTTGGTGTTGCGCTACGTACTCCCGCTGGTTGACCGCCATTCTCCGACGCTGCATCAAGTAAGGCGCGTTGGTAATCGGCAGCTGTCTTCTTTTTGTCTCGAAGATAAGGGTTAGGATCAACACCACGACTTCCGTATTGCTCGAACAGGTCTAAAATATCACGCACACGGTTTTGTTCTGCTTCAATACCAGCTTGACGTTCTGTGTTGGACTCCTCAAGAACTTCAATAATCTCAACAATCACATCGTTCTCATCAACTTTTGCACGAACTAAGCGGCCACTGGCATCACGCAGGGTTTTAGTCTTCATATTGGATTCACTCCGGTTTTCAATTTCACGTTCATTTTCTGTTGCGCCAGTTGGGATGATGATCCCCATATCACGCAGGTGGTTTTGGTATTTGGTTGTATCTAAGCTGCGCCCAACACCAACGGAAGGGTCAGCGGGAACCGTGACAAAAGACAGCTCGAACGGCTCCCAATCTGTCACACGATAGGTGCGAACATCATCCGTATCACTTTCTAGAACCATCGCATGGACGATGTAACCAATAGAAACGTGCTTACGAATGCCATCTTTAACGTCTTGCCAAATTTCCTCAGCTCTTGGGCTAGTACCGAACCGAACAACCGCTCGGCCCTTATTCTTTTCGATTCGAGCTGATTCAATGACACCAACTAGATCGTCCCAGTCATGATTGACCAAGGCAGAAGCGCCAGCATCAAAACGTGCCATGCGTACTGCACCAGATGAATGGTCGAGGACTTCATAGCCAAACCAACGCTCAACTGGATATTCGCTAGAGAAAGCCAGTTCAACCGTACGGTTTTCTTCATCCACTGACTCAACCGTGTAGTTTCGATACACAGGTTGACCTGTGACCTGACGAATCAGATCACTCGTCGTCAGTTTCGTCTTCTTCTTGCTCACTTTGATTTACTCCTGCAGGTTGCCCGGTGGCTTTTATTCCCAAAATCTGGCTATCATTTCGTCTGGAATCCCTTCCGCTCTCATTGCCTTGATGTCCTCTGCATATCCCTTCCAGACATCTACAGGCTCACGACCAGATTCACGTATTGCTTCACCAGGGGACTTACGACCATTTTCTTGAGCTTCGGTAATGGCTTTCTCTTCTTTAAGAGGGTCAATCCATTCCCAACGGCGAGGTTGCCAATCTGCTTCTAGGAATTTGCCTAAGCGGCTAGCTGGGATAGGATTACCATTTGAGTTAATGACTTTTCCGGCAAGTAATGAATACTGAAGCCAACGTTCATAAACTCGATGGCAAACCGACTCTATGAACCATTCTTGTAACTCTTTCCACCCGTCACGTTCGTCAAGCTTGCCTTGGCGAATTGAACTAAGGTTGACACCTTCCAAGTCATTGGCGTACGTGTTGTAAGCCATACCCTGACCTGTAGCCATTCCTCGCAACATATGCTTTGAGAACGTTGCCGTCTCTGTTGAAGGAAAATCCGGCGAGTAGTCAACAGGAGTAAAGCTGGAGGCAAGGTCACAACCGTATTGGGTTCTAACTCAATCTCTGGCTCTTCAAACTCTTCGGATTCATCCGGTTCATACACATCAGCGTCTGCTTGAAGTACCAGTGTTTTACTAGCACCCGCTCTGGCGTTTACAACAGAAGCTTCTTCAAACCCAGAAAGGTTACGCATTCGACTTAATGATGTGTGATTCCATGGAATACCACGGAATTGCTCAGGATGCTCTTGGTCATAAACGTGCAGCATGTCTTCAGCGGAAACACGTTCAAACTCTTTACCTCCATGGCGAAATGCTTCAGCCAAAACACCTGCTTTTGTTTCAACTAAGTAAGCCACCAGGCGTCCATAAGGGGTCATTTCTATGCCGTTTCGAATTACGTTTCCGTTTGCTAGTCGGCTTTCGTTGACCTGAATCGGTACTCTTAGAGGGTCTATGAGCTGAATAGCAAATCCCCAGGGACCAGCATGTGGGCCTTCAACGATTCGTATGAACGCTTCACCGCTCCCTACTACCGTATTGAGAATGACACGCTTGGCTCTGCGCCAATCAAGACGCCCATCAACGGTACAGTTTTCGCGTCGTCCCCACTTTTTAAAAGCTTTCTCAACGGCGGCATTTCCGTTGGTATCCAATGAACCATCATGCTCTTTGCCCCGAACTTGAAGAACAATACCTTTATGTCCGAGTACATTTTTACGAACTTCTCGGACAAACCCTCGGGCATAGTCATTGTTACTGATCTGTTCGCGTGAGCGAGCGACTAAAACCGCGAGTTTTTGATCAATCATCTTGCCAATGGGCACAGGTGAAGAATCCCAAGTACTATTGTTTCTGTCTGGATCAGCTGCCGAGAATAGGCTTCGAGAAACAGGACTCAATTTGACATATGGCGTCTTGCGACGTTTCTTTTTGGCCTCTGGCTTAGCGTTGCGATTAAAAGGATTCCACATCAGCGCATCCTCACTTTATGTACTGTCAGAAGACCTCGGCCAGACTTCTTACGCTTCTCCTGATTCACCCTATTGAGAAATCGCTGCTCTAACTGCAGCAGTTCGCTCAACGGGGTCTTCTCCAGACTACGACCACCAAACGACAGCTTAAGCTGATCAGATGTAGCACGATTGGTTAACGTAGCCTGAATAGCTGCCAATGCTTTCTCTGCTTCGCTGCGAGGGTCATGTACATCCAATGCTGCCAAGTCTGGCAGTACAGTTAATCGGCTGGTAAGAGGCTGATGTACATCGGTGCCATCAGTTACACGCAACACAACGCTGTATTCTTCTGCGGGCCAGTTCGCTGTCTCGCTTGCTGGTATCGAGAATCGGAACGCATCACCCTCCGGTGTGCCGACAATGTCAGCCTTACCGGATGCGGAACGGAGATAGATTGTGGCTACCCAAGAACTAGCGGGGTAATCTGGATAAGAGAGTGTGAAGTTGACCGACAGACCTGAAGTGATCTTTGTCGGTATTACCATGATTTAGCAAAGTTTCCTTTTCGCCGTACTAAGCGGCGCTTGCGTTTTTTCAACTTAACAGGCTTACGCTCTTCCTCGTCTTCCTGCTCGTCTGCCTCATCGGCTACCGATTCAGGTTGAGTTTCTTCCTCATCATCAATCGGTTTTGGTTTCTTTCGGTCAAGTCGTAGCATTCTGGCCACCATATAGTTCATACCTTCACAGTCGAGAAAGTGGTTGTCTTTACTGACTCGATTCCACTCTCCTTTTTCATCATCAAACTCCTCAGCAACAATCTGCTTACAGTAATCTTCTGAGACATCGGAAGGCAGTAACCAATCACCAACGGTGCCGCGTTTCCAACGGACACGGTTATGTACCCACGCTTTAGCCAAGCTGGCATCAAAGTCCCATCGCTTGTCACCACGCTTTCTAACCTTGCCCTGCTTATCAACTTCAACGCGAGTGACACGAAAAGGTTTGGGAAGCTTCTGCCAACCCATTAACGCTCGTGCACGAGTTTTATGGCGACGAACCCAGGCATAAACCTCATCGGTTCTGTAGCCTGCATCGACACCGCACTGCCTGATTTTTAAGTTTCCCCATTCATGCTCCATCAGGTCATCGAGTTCACTCCATACCTCCGGCTTATCGGTATCCCCCCATAGCTCGCCAAACTCAATCAGGCGTGAGGACATACCATCAACCCAACCGCGTACGATATAAACAAGACGGTTTTTCTGGACATCCACAGTACAAATTAGTGTGTGTACCCCATCAGGAACTTCACCTGATGAGAACGTCGAGCGTAGCTTGTAGACTTCTTCCCATTCAGGAGCATCACCAACAACAGCAAATATTTCTCCAAACCCTGTGTTATAAGCAGAGAGTAATTGGTGTGGGTCACCGCTTCTCTGCGCTTGAAGGAGTTTTCTGGCTAGATAGCCATAACTCTTTTTACCGGAGAACGAGCAAAGACCACTCACCCAAATACTGAAGTGGTTGTTGTCCTCCAGTGGATGAAGCATGGAATGAAATGGGACGACGGTCGATTCATCACCCTGTGTAATCAATACAGAGCTGTCGTCGTACTTCTTAGCGTATTGCCCAGGAGCAATAGCAATACCTTGAGCGTTCATTACTTTGCGGTGTTTGTCTTCAATCTGTCCCCCACAATGAGGGCAGACTAAACGGGCTTCACGCGATGCAGCTGCGGGAGAGCTTTCATTCTCTGTGCCTTTGCCTGGCCACCAAAGTAGATCACTTCGTGGTATGAAATACTCACCGCAACCTGGGTCAGGGCATGGGACAGCCATTCATGTCGAGTTCCTTGTTCCCACTCCAACCAAATCGGGCTCGACACTTTGCCTTTTGGTGCAACAGCCCAATGAGTCATCCCTGTTTCAGGGTGTTCATAGGTACTTGCCTTACCATGCGTTGGCGTACTAGTTAGCCCAAGCTTGAGTCGATATAAGCATCACCACGCGCTTCTGCAATTTCCGCTAATGAGCCTTCACCTGTTGCATTGGTATCAGGACGGTCTAACTCATCAACTAGCGTGATAACCGCAGAATCCGATGCCAATTCAGTTGCCGAACCAGCCCATGCAAAACGCAGAGACACGCCCCCAATACGCTTTTTATGTTTGGGACTTTTATCATCGTACTTTAACCACAGCGTTGAGCACTCTCGGAACATCTCCATTATTTTTGGCTCAACGACGTTGTTAATGTTCGACTCGGTCGGCCCCACATAGATGATCGGTGCAGGTTGGTCATCAAGGCGCCATCCAATCACGTTCTGCATCGTGGCCGACTTTCCCATCTGCGTTCCCATAACAAAGGTGATTTTTGAATAAGCAGGGTCGGCAAACGCGACGCAAACAGGAATCATGTATGGCGTTGAAGTCGTATCAAACGGACCAGGTATTGGCGAACCCGGAGGCATAATTCTATTCTCAGTTGCCCACTGCGCAGCATTCCTCAGCGGCTTCGCTCTGATCATCTCTGCTACGTTTTGCAAGATACTCAGCAACGAACGCACTGAGGTGGTCAGCGGTGGCAGTGCGTATACGTCGAGCTTCTCGGTCAATTGTGTTTTTGCATTTGGCGGGTTCATGTTCTGACGCTACCTCTAAAGCTGTTCGAGCCCCTATGCCATCCAGCTCACTACCAAATAAGTTTCCAACCATGTAAAGGAACTGGGCTAACTCTCCCAAATCCATCACTGTTTCTTCGGCCTTTTGAGCTTCAATTTCAGCTTTGCGGCGTTTGGCAGCAGTGAGTAATAAGTCTTCACCGTCTTTGGTGCCAACTTTTGGGCTGCTGTGCTCTTTCTCGTACTGGCCAATTTGCTTTTTGATTTCGCGGTCGATAATCCACTGAATGGCTTTATCTGTTTCAATGATTAGAGGCTTACCTCGTCCACCACCGCCTTGGTGTGGCAAGCCCTCTTTGATGAGGTCACCCACCCACTTCGGTGAGTAACCCATAATTCGAGCAAATTCATTTCGGTTTACTTCAGCCATAGCGACATTCTTCTAGCGTTACGCGTTATGGTTCACTCCCTTCTCGACCCACCCGATAGAAGGGAGTAAAAACCGGACATTAAAATGAGGCGGAATCGGCGAGTCTCAGCCCCGTGGGTTATTGAACCTCTGGGAAGGACCCGCAATCTTTCGCAGCCCTTGTGGGACAAGGCGTGAGTGGGATTTGACTTGGAATTAATTGAACAGCGTTTTTAAACCTAATTTTTACCGTGATTTTCAACCACTCAAAAAACGCTGAAATCAGGCGTTTTGGGGGTCAAAACCAGTAAAACTCCCTTCTACTCCTTTCTCGGTTTCTTGGTTTTTTAGACGTCCAGACATCCAAATGAACACCAATCACCACAATTAGCAGATTTTCTTAAGAGTTAAATCGGTCAGAGATGCTTGAAGCCTTATCGATTCTAAGCTCACACTAGATGATCATGTTTTAGGATCTTCCCGCGATCTTCCCATGGAAAAAAATGAAGCCCTGCAGATCTAACCAATTGTGATAAGTCTGCAAGGCCTTAAGTTTCAAGGCTTCCGTTGTCGTGTGTATATAAGCTTGGTCTAGGTCTGACATCTTGTGATTGAGTATTCGTTCACGTACAAACTTATCGACACCAAGGTCAGTCAATCTGGTACCGACTAACTTACGGCAATGGTGACTAGTAAACGCTCCTTCACTTAGCTCTGCATATAAGTCATTAGCGGTATCTTTACAGATAGTTGCGTCCCCTTTTGCGTTAGGGAAAATGAACTTCTGCCCCTCTTTCTGAGTCTGGCGATGCTGGATTAACAGGTTCTTAATCTGCCAGGTCATTGGCAATACCAACGCCTCACCGTTCTTCGCATTACAGGCGGGTATTCTCCAAATGCCCTCATCCCAATCGATATGGTCCAACGTGCTAGGCGAGTCTCACGGATACGCGTCCCATGAGCTAACTGCAGCAAAACAAACACCTGTTCTTGTGCTGAGTACTCCTTCAAACGATCGAGTAACTCACTCACATCATCCGATTGAATCTTACCCGCGTTCGGGTGATCTTCTTTTTGATGAAGTCTGTAAACACCATTGAAGCTACAGGGTTAGAAACAATATGCTCCTCTCGATAAGCCTGATTAAACGCAGCCTTAAGAATCGCGAAATACCCTTTCACCGTTCTTAGCTCATACCGTTCTCGCAACGGCCAAACCAACAAATCTTTAATGTGATGCTTACGAACATTGATCAACGGCAAGTCACTCAGTGCGGGTATCAAATGGTTATGCACCACCGAACGCACCGCGCTTTTCCTTTCTGGTGAAATGTCTTTATTCGACTCAACATGCGCCACATACCAACGCAAACAATCACCAAAACAAGACCAGTCAGTAACGATTTGGTCCGTATCGGTTGCCATTCGCGCAATCTTTTGTGGCAACAAATCAAACAGTGCTTTTGCGCTTAATCTCGGCCAAAGGCCAAGGCGCTCCCACTTTGCTTTACCCAGTTTGCCATTGCTCTTTCGTTTATCGATCAGCCACCAAGTAGCACTCTCACGAGACTTATGAAAACGCAGCTCTAACGCATACCTTTCGTCTCTAAGCCTCGTGACAGTATCACTCTGCAAATAAGTTTTAATTTTCGCATCCGAAATGCGTAAACGTACTGTAGCCATAACTATAAACCGTTGATCTGTCTCTCCAGTGTCACGCCGCTTCTCGCCTGTGGCTGACGTTTCCAATAATGAGGGGGTTTAGCCCTTAGCTTGTATCTTTTTGATTTTCTGATTGCACTCGCATGTAAGGATTAAGCAACGGGTCAGGTTACTTCATGGTCATAGCTAACAAACAGAAACAGCGAGATACCAACGCCTCGCCCATGACGATGAACAAATAGGGTCACCACCGTAAGCACAGTTAAATAATGGCCGTAGCCTGGCAATGCTCGACGACATCGCAGATCGTTAACCTGTTTTGCTCTTGGTGGTGAGAGAATGCTGACATAAGGCAGTCAGCGAGCCGTCTTTCATAAGTAAGCTAACTTGTGCACTATCGGGCGCTAACCGATCCTTATCCCTTCCTATCGGACACATGCGGGATTCGTCGCAATCACATGCTGGCTTAACTGATAACAGGTGCAGCCAGTAAGAACACCCTGTACCCAGCTAACAAAACTAACCAGGGTTTATCTGGTGATAGTCAATACAGTCATTCAACTGCTCGATATAAAGCATCAAGTTCGTGACGGAGCGTTCTGGGTAATAAATACCGCCGCCTTCACGCTCATACCATTCCAGTGCAGGGGCTACAGGCTTACAACTCGGAATCGCGCTCGACGCGCACCCGCCCAGAGCTAGCACCAAAGCGATCGGTGTGAACAGCCTTAGCGTCTTTCTTAATCGCATCAGATTCTTGCTCCTGTTGCTTAAGTTGCTTTGCACGTTCTCTTCGCTCCCAAAGTTCAGCCGCTTTTAACAGCAACTTGCCAATAAGAGGAAGTGACTCAAGCGCCATTATTTGGGCACCGTACGTTTAACAAACTTTGGATCGTTTAACGTGTCATTCTTGGCGTAGCCCTTATTCATGGCCGCGAACTCAAGCAAGTCAATCACCCAAACGGCAACCAGCTAAGTCGCTCTGGCTTAATAAACTGACGAAGAAGCGCCCACGCATAACCCACAAAACAGATCCAAAACACAGCTGTTTGCCCCTGCTCACTAAAAATAGTGATTAACGCATCGTACGCAGGAACCCCAGCGGCCAGCTCCATTGCCAATGCCGTTGCGGAAAACATCGCAAGGCACACTGCTACAAATAACTTCATAGCCTTTTCTCCATAAAAAAAGCGGCCATTCAGCCGCCTTAGGTTAGTAATTCGAAATGAGGCCCGTCGTAACTGCCCCTTTGGTGCTCATCTTTACTTGAGCCGTTTTGGTTCCAGTCGCCACCCCAACGGATTCGAATGCCAAGCATGTCAGCCGCTTTAAACATCGCGTCTTTCACCTTATCGCATTGGTCCCAAGCCAGCTTTCCATTCATCAGTGGCGGAAGGTCCACCGCATGAGAGAACCCATCGTCCTGCAGCATGTGTTTACTGTTTAGCGTCCAAGTTCGTTTGGGTTTGCCGTAGTAGAGTTTCTTTTGGCGCTCCAACGTGCGAACCGTCTCGCTTACCGTGAAATCCACATCAGACAAGCTGATTGCCAACGTGACACAAGCCGCCAGTTTGGGATGAAGGCGATGAAGACGCCCTAAACTGCGCTTACCTAAATAGAAATTAGCCATTTTGGTTTCTTTCCTTTCTTCGCTGTCTGCATTTATCAATAAAAACCACGATGTCGAACACCAGGCGACAGCCCACAAAGAACAAACCAACCACCGAGATAAACTGCGCGGTAAAGATTTCTTGATGTGTTGCCGTCATTTCTGCTGCTGACTGAGCCTTAGCAGCCACATTGCCGCTATAGGCGCTGATTCCACCGCCGCCAAAGTACGCAATGATTCGGCCTTTCCACTCTTCAAATCGTGCTAGCGGCATAAAAAATCCCCATACAAAAAAACGCCCAGCTTTCGGTTAAGAAAGGGGCGTTTCAAACAAATTCACTTTAGATAGAAAGCACTACAGGTACTTTAAGGTCACATCATAGGTATTTAGCAGCATAAAACTCAATCGGCAGATTTACTTTTCATTGCGCTCAAGAGTTCATCATGCCTTTTCTTTTCCAGAGCTTCCTTTTCGCGCTTGCTGATAGACCACGATACAAACATCGACAAGATTAGGGTTACAACAAACCCCGCCATTCCGAAAGAAAAAGTACCAATGCCCATGACAACGAGCATCAACAGCGCGCCAGCTATTTTAATAACGGCCATAACCTCTCCAAATAATTAGATTAACGAGGTATGAAATCGCATTACTATCGCGCTAAGCAACTAATAATCGTTGTTTCGTGACACAAAAACAAAAACCCCGCCGAGTGGGCGAGGTTTTGCATCGTGGTAAGAGTGCTCCATTTAGGGTGAATGTCAACACTCACCCACTAGATATGGTGAGCCAATATTACTTTTTGTAGATTTCCCAAAAAGATGAATTCTCAGGCAAGTGTTTTTGCATCATATCATCGCAGACGCTACCTGATTTCGCTTTACATAGTACATAAAGGTTAAGGTCAGGCTTTGAACTAGTAGATTCAAAGCACTTCTTGAGTTGCAGCTCTAAACCTTTGAGACTCTCACTCGAACCAAAAGCTTGATAATCATAAGTTTTGATAATGGTTGCCATAGCACTCTCACGTGGAAAGCCATGAAAGCCACCTAACAATGCTAATGGACTATTAACATTCAAGTGCTCTAGAAAAGCATACCTTTGAATTAAAAGGAAATATTTATGATAAGAATGATTAGAATCATGACCATCACAACAGTTAACGGCTAAAAGTCCCAGAACGTTTTGAGGCAACATGGATCTAACAAGGCTTGCGTATCGTTTTTCTTGGTCTAGGACAGGTGAACATAAATATTCATTTGAAAAATCTCTTGAAGCATTCCCCACATGGTTTGTAGCAATAAATTTCAGTAGCTGGTAAAGCATACGAAAGTAACGACAAAGTTGAGCATCATCCTGGATCTCCCGCAAAACATCTCTAAAAGACAACTCTGAAACACTGCGTAAATTCACAATATTCTGACTATTCTCTTTCCCGGCAGAAACCATACCCCTAGCGCTTGGTTATGCTCAGCTAGCAAAGCATAAAAACTAGTTTCAAACTGCTGGATCTGAGTCGCTACTCGCTGCTCCTGAGCTAAAGTTCGTTGAGCTTCTGCGGCACTCTGAGCTTCTTCCACCTGCTGGCGCAACGCTTCCGCTTGATCTTCATTGGCTTCCGTTGTTTTCTCGATTTCTTTCCTTGTGAGCTCCAACTCTTCCCGTGTCAGCGCTAGTTCTTTTAGAGATAATTGATGGCTACGGTTCTGCTGGAAAATAGTAAACAGCAACCCCGCAAAGGAGCAGAAAGACAATATTGGTGCAGAAAAGTTGTTAAAGAACGATCCAAATTTATCAAACCATTCCATTTTAGAACTAGATTGACTGCTGTCTTCAGTTAACGGGAACTCACCAGTATAGAACCACCACAGCCAACCCATGGCAAAAACTGCTGCAAAGAATAACGCCCAATAAAGGTTTTTTGATGGTTCTTTTCTTCCTATCGGTTCTGGCTCTACTCCCAAAATAGCGCAATGCTCAAAGAACCTATCAACACAATTTTTAAACTCTCTCTCTAATTCATCAATACAACCAGCCTGGTAAGTAAAATGATCCTTCAAGCTGAGAACTCTCCCAGAAAGCGTTCCATCGTCTAACTGCTCTACAGTTCCTTTAAAACCTTTATATTTGAGTTCACGCTGCTCTGTCCTCATTTATTTGCTCTCTAGTGTACGTACCTAAATGATGAAAATAATAACAACTAGAGCAACATATCGCATAGCACTATATTTCATTAAAACCTGAATCGTCGGTAGTGGAATTGAAACAAAAAAACGCCCCTCGGGGCGTTTATTCTTAAGCAACCACCTTCTCCCTCTCAATCTGTTTCATCAGCGCCAACATCGCAGCGTTACGCTTTGCAGATAACCACTTAGACAACTGCTCCAGAACGGATGATAGCGGCGCTTGAATACCGAAAACGTGCAAACAAACTGACCAGAACACATTGCCACAAAGCGGCTTTCTAAATCCCACGCGACGCGGCCATCATCACAGTGCATGCAGGTTCGGTACTGGCGGTTCTTATTACGATACTTGCCGCTACCCTCACAGCAAGAACAAATACGGCCTTGTGGCGTGATCGCCTCTTCCACTGCTGCGCTCACAATAGCAGAAAAGGCCATCTCGCTTTTTTGCCCTCTCCACTCATCCGTCAGTGTAAACACCTCGGCCAGTACCGCTTTCTCTAACAACTTACGAGACTGGGCGTTATCCAATAACTCCACAAACAAAACAAGAAAACCCACCGGAGACTCCTTCCACGCAATCCCCACCATACCAAGCTGGTCCTCTAACGAAAAAAGCCCTTTGCCTCCTTCTTGTGGTTCATAATTGATGCCTTTTAAATCGAACTTAGCCAATAACGTTTCTGGTCGCATCTACGCAGCCTCCCGTAGTCTTGTTCTAAAGTTAATACCCAGCTCATCTGACACACCCCTTTTGAATGGAATTTTCGGTGTGTAGTGCATGTGGTGTGGCGTCCATAACACAAACGCAGACGGAAAGTTAACCCCACGCTTTTGGGTTACGCCATCAATGTCTAAAAAGTTGTAGCGACCGTCCGGCTCATAAACCGCTGTGGCTTTGCCGTCAACCAGCTCGCGCCACCAACCTGTCGCGGGTTCGTATGGCAACAGCATCATCCCACTTCGGCCTTGTCGCGCTTGCTTGTACGCTTGTTGAATGAATAACTGCTTAAGGTCAAACGGCGGGTTACACCACCAATCGTTTTCCCAATCGAGGTTTAACGCATCAAACCCAACGATCTTCGCCAATGGGTTAAAATCATTTTCAGTAAACCCAACACCACGGCTATCGTAGTTACCTGCACGTTGCTCTAACCACTCGATAGAAGTGTAAAAGCGATTCACCTTTGCTGTAGCTGGCTCTGCGGCCACATCAAGCATAAACGGCTTACCGTAAAGCGCCTCACCATCTTCGAAGCAATCCCAAGTGGTTCCCCAACGGTTTTTATCTTCAGTCTTGGTGGTTGAATGAACTAAGATTGGCATCACGCCACCCCCTTAAGATTGTGTTTCTGCCTGCGGAAACTCTCCCACGTAAAACCCACCCACTCGCAGCTCTCCAACAAACGCTCCATCACTCGGGCTCCAAGAACCTGAGTCAGATCATCAGATTTCAGATTAGTCAGAATGCCGGTTGGCTTTTCGTTGGTGTAGCGTGAGTCGATGATGGTGTTAATCATGATCGCCTCGTGGTCATTCATTCGCTGAACCCCAACCTCATCCAACACCAATAAATCGACCTGAGCTAAATACTTCAGAAACTGAGCTTCTGTAACGTTCGATTGGCGGTTGTACTTATCGCGAATTTTCATCATCAACTCAGCGACCGTAATCACCAACACCGTACGATTTCGCGTCATCAACGAGTTCGCCATTGCACAAGCCAGATGGTTTTTACCCGTTCCTGTCGATCCAGAAAATACAAAGTTTTTCTCATCACCTTCCAAGAACTCAGAAACCCAACGGCGAGAAACACTAAACGCCTGACGCTGGCCTTGGTTCTCCGTCACGTAGTTGGCAAATCGACACTTCAAGTGCTTTTTGCCTACTCCACTGCGGCCAAGTAAATCCTGAACTTTGCTCTGCTGGTAGTTCTGATACACCGCATGGCTTTGCTTCTCAACTTCCTGCTGAGCAAGTTGAGCCATCTGCTCTGGCGTGTACGGCACAACGTTCGCAGGCATCGCTTGCTGCAGTTTTTGGAAAAAGCTATTCATTGGTCACCTCCGCCTTGGCGGTCTTTGAACCACTGAGGTGGTCCGTAATCATCAGGGTTGGTTTGGTCTGAAAACTGCTCCACCGGAATCAGCTTCGAGTTTGGCGAGGACGATTTAAGGCTAAACAACCCTTGCCACTCGTTGTCGATGGATTGCTCAATGATTTGGCGCTGCATGCTCACCACGTTCTGGGAGAGCTTGAGCAAGTCGAGCATTTTGGTGCGCTCGCCCCGCTCAGTTTTGAAAGGCTTTTTGATTCGCTTACGGAATGCCAGGTACTCAGCCCAAGCATCGTGATCTAGCATCGCTGGAATTTGTTCTTCAGGAACCAAACTACCCGTGATGGGAGACTTTTTGTTTACTTTTTCTGTAGTAGTCTCTGGTAATCTCTGTGTAGTCTCTGTTTTAGTTTGGCTGATTGGTACAGCACTGCTTGGCGCATTTGTACGTTCTAGTTTGGCGCATTCCGCCAAACCAGTTTGCTCCATTTGTGCAATCAAGTTTGGCTCATTAATGCGGTAGAAAACTCGGCAAGGAACACCTTGCTTTTTCTCTTCCAAAATACCTAACTGACGCAGCTTTTTACGCGCGGTATCAAGCTCTCTTCGAGTCATGCCCGTTTCGTCTTGCCACTCTTCCTGAGTTTTGTAAAACCACCCTGAAGCATTCGTTCTTCGGCTCCAGTAAATGCTCTGGCTAAGCATTAATGCGCCCGTGATACCAATACCCATCTTCACAAACGATCGATGAAAAGCGATGGGTCTATCCAAATACTCAATCACACCGCAGTCCCCGCTTTCATGGATTCAAAGATTTCCATCGCTTTAGTCCGTGATACGACGAAACGACAAACACCGTTATTGGCCACCCAGATATAGCAGCGTGATAGTTCTGTAAGCTAAGGCTCATTGCACAAAGTTCTCCTAGTTAGATGCGTGTTATGTGGTGGTCAGCCACGACGCGTTTAAATCAGGCGGCTTTCTTGGCCATCAACGATTCAAGGTATTCCAGAAGTGGCGCGTGAGATGCCTTCGCCTCCTGCACTTCTCGATACGCATCGCGCAGCTGGTCAATGTTCGCGTTCTCCCCTAAAGAGATCACCGCACGGAATGCTTCAGATGTTTCTTTGTTGTGGTTATGCAAGAGCAAATCTCGGCTTAAGTTTGCATCACTCGCACCAATGCAAGTAACAGAGAACCCAAGCGGGTTAAGAAATTGGTTAAGCATGTCGCTTGCGCGTTTGGCAGGCATCGCCTTAAGTACCGCAGGTAACAAATCCATCATTGTGGCTTTGGCTTCTACGCTTGTGCGCTCAACGTAACGGAAAAAGTTTTGAGCATTGTTCTTATCATCGGCGCCCGGTACTTTAAGTAGCTCTTTACGCTGAGCATCGACTTCATGTTCAAGATCGAGTTTGTGATATAAGCTCGCGACGCGGTGAGCAATACACTCTTTACTCAGTTCCGTGCGCCAACTTTCTATTGCGTTACGCATAACGCTTTTAAAACTATTATTCATGGTTTTTCCTTACTGGTTGTTTGTACAGAATGCTGTGAATCAGCCTAAATTTTTTAAGTTGCGTTATTCTTCTAACGGTCACTTTGAGAATAAATGCACTCCATAGACTTGGTCATAAACGCAAGTGGTCGTTTATAGAGACCATCTGATTAGGGTTTGGAAACACTTGCTCAAAAGTACAGTTGGCACCAAGCTCATTCAGTGAATTTACGATGTCCCAACACTGATTGAAGCTTGGGCAACGGCGTCCTTTCTCATAGTGGTAAATAGAGCCTGGTTCTATCCCTGACTTTTCTGATAAAGACTTTACTGAGATAGAAAACTGCTCCCGTATTTCTCGTATTCTTTGCATGTACACCTCTAAATCAAAAAACAACTACAATGTACATTATGTATATATCAAGATCAACACAATGTACATTATGTCAATTGCATCATTTTGTACGAAATGTACATTTATGGAATGAAGATGAATTGGACAGATCTGGTTAAAGCCAGAATTAAAGAACTTGGGATTACCCAAGAAAAACTAGCTGAGTTAGTTGAAGTAACTCCTGGCGGAATGGGTCATTGGTTGAACAAACGAAGAGAACCAACGTTAGAACAAATAGCTAAGATCCTCAAAGCTGTTCAGCTTGATAAGTTGGTATTGCATTCAGATGGTACACTTGAGTATCCAGATGATGCTTTGGGCAACACCTCTGTAATAGACATACAACCATCGTTTACACAGTCTTTTCCCGTGCTAAGTTCAGTTCAAGCAGGTAACTGGTCAGAGGCTGTCGAGCCTTATACTATCGAAGAGATTAGTGAATGGCACCAAACAACCGAACGTACAAGTGGTCGCTGTTTTTGGTTAAGAGTCAAAGGCGACTCCATGACGTCTCCAACAAGTATTAGCTTTCCAGAAGGAACTCTCGTTCTTGTCGATACAGAGAAAGAAATAGAGAATGGCTCTCTAGTTGTAGCAAAACTAGTTGATGTAAATGAAGCCACATTTAAAAAGCTAGTTATCGATGCAGGACAAAAGTTTTTGAAGCCGTTAAACAGCTCTTACCCACAACTGCCCATCAATGGTAATTGCAAAATCATAGGCGTGGTAGTAGACGCAAAAATGAAACTCTTCTAGATTCTTTCCTCAGTTTAGTTAATTACAAGATACCGCTTTGATAGCGGTATTTTTTTGTCTCTCACAAATAAATATACATTTTGTATTGACACAAATATGTACGAAATGTACATTTTAATCATTCAAGTAACTTACCGACCTGACCAATCGGTTTTCCGAGAACTTTGTGCAATGAGAGCTTAAAGATGAAACAATGACGTTAGACCAAACCCATCAACTGCTGAACAACCTGCAACTACTCAATGTATGCAGCCATCAGTTTGAAGAAGTGACAGCTGAGCTAAGTAAGGATGATCCGCTCCGTATCGCTGCGACTTCCATCTTTGAAGGAGCTGAGGATTTTAAAGGCTAGAGATTCACGTAAACGAAGAAGATTTTGAAAAGGCGCAAGAGCTATTCAGCCAGCTGGTTAGCCTGCAAGCCGCAGTGGAAGCAAGAACACTACCCCACTAGAAAGAGAAAACCCCTATCGGTGACCAAACCAACAGGGGTGTTCTTTGTGCAATGAGACTTACGCCTCGCAATCAGTATATATCCGGCTGACCACCAATATCAAGGATTTAGGCTGATTGCGGGTATTCACCCCACGACCAATAGGACATGTGCAATGAGTATTTTAACTTACCGCAACAGCCAAGAGGCATTTATAGGTAAACACATAACTTCTCTGTTAGAGCAAGACGGCCATGAAGAACTCGACATTAAACGAGCCGTTGAACGCGGAATCGATCACTATCGTAATACCGCTGGATTTGCCAAAGGTAAAGTGTTCGATGAATGCCTAGCCAGAGCTAAACAGATGCTCTCTCCTAAGAAGCCAAAACGCACTAGAAAAAGCAAAATAAAATGACACCTGAAGAGCGCAAACGTAAACAAAACGCCAAGCGCGCTCAAAAATGTAGAGATAAGCGTAAAGCCAACAACAACCATGATTTGCGCGTATCTCTGAACCCTCAGGAACAGGCGAAGCTAGAGAAAATCTGTCAGTTCTTCGCCTACCCTGCTGAACCGTACACCAAGGAAGAAGCGCTTCAGTCACTGATCCACCGTATTTATAGCGAAATTCCAGTGATTGAAGCGCAATTGGGGAAATGCAGTAAGTGTGGAGAACAGCTGCCCGAAGGTGCGCAAAGTTAAGCGAAGGCGGTTTATTTAAAGGTGACGCGACTTGCTGGCACACCGCTAATCGAGTTCGTATTTATCAACCATCGGAGAAAGACAATGAAAGCAGACCAAGTGGCAGTTAAGGCCAAGGAAGAATTTGACGACATGGTAGATGAAACCGCGCTGAGTGACTACGCGGTAAACGAAGTCGACCTTGGAGAGATTGAAATCAACGGCAAGAAAATGACTGTCTATTTAGCATTCGCCAGAACTAAAGCACTAAACCAACACAACCGATTGACCACGGTTTACGACTAACAAGATACAGGAGCTTTGTGCAATGACTTACTCGAACCTTAATACATCACCTATGAGCTTTACATACTCTGCCCCCGCTTTCGTAGTTGAATCTGCGAAAGAAGCAGACAAGCCTGTATATGACGTAGAGCGTTACCCAGAATCTTCCAACAAGATCATGTGTCATCAAGAGGTATTGGACTTCTTCAATAAGAAGCGAACCACCATCATCGCCTGGCGCAAGAACCGCAACTTCCCAGACCCAATTAGCAAATCACCGCTACGTTGGATACGAGCAGCGGTGATGGAATGGGTAGAGCATGAAGGTGGATTTAAGGCTAGGGTTTAGTTGGCTGCTTTGTACAAAATGGCTTAAGAAATAGGTACTCTTTGAGATGTGTTTTTATTTAGCATTATAAGCAACTGCTTTTATCCAACTTGAGATACCATTTAAATATCTAATAATAAAATTTATGTGCTGTTCGCATAAAATTTTTTGTTCTTGGTCATAACCACCTCCAATATACATTTGAAGCGTCGAAGGTTTAATCTTTGAATGCATTACTAGATCTGAAGCATGGCTGTAGCCATTGTAGAAATCCTTGGCTACCTTGATGAAACGAGCCCCATTTTCACTTAAGCCTAAGACTTCTTTGTTTTTAATGAACAAAGAAACAACTTGATCTCCTCTGCTGTTTCTTCGCCCGTTACAATAATCTTTATAAAAATTGAAACGATAACCGCCTCTAGCCGTCAGTATATCAACTTCTTTTTTCAATAAAGCAGAAGTACATAGAGCTTCGTATGATATACGCATTGAATTTCCTGCTGAAGAGACATGCCCAATAGCAATAAGTTGTGTAGCAGAGATTATCGATTCAACTGCAAGCATTAAGTATCCTTTTACTAAGGATGCTCGGTGAGACTCATCTCCAGCACAGTCCGATCTCTCGATAAGAGACAAAGCATCGGAGCATAGCTTTGATATAGAATTCAGTTCAATCCCAAAATCATCACAAAAATCACCGCGAGCTTTTACATCATCTTTGGTAAATAGTTCAAGTATGCATTCTGATTTCAAACCACTTCTCCTTTTGATGTATATCCTGGTTAACAACTACACACATAATGCTGAGATACTGCAAACTAATTAAAGAACCTTTTACAATAAATATTGAGAGCACTACTAAATAGAGATAGATTTCAAGCAGATTAGTTTAATTAAATTGCGTCTCCACCGTAGTTATCCCAAGCAATTTCAAAGCCCTCGGATAAAATATTAAAGTTATACCCTTGCATACCCAGGTTAACTGGATAACCAGATTTAAAAGAATTTACAATATGATCTCGTCCTTTATCTGTCTTGGCATAATAACGTAATATTTTGAGTGATTGCACATCTATACAACCAACATTCATTTTTACTCTTTTACTATTTATCTTTATAATAGCATCACTCATTTTATCTATTTTCTGATAACTACATACGTCTTTCTTAGAGTCATAATATCGGATTTCAACTATTTGCTTTCCTGTAGGATCATCAGTGATAATTGCTTGAAATGATTTTGTGTTCTTGTCTGGGAAAGTAACATATGTTTGAGAGAAGCCAACTCTACTCCATTCATTAATGGTACCCCAGACTTCACCATTTGCGTTAGCTATTAAAGGAAACAAGCAAAATGATAATATAGTTAATGACTGTCTCATGGTTTACTCCTGTTAGATGAACTCCATAGTTAGTTACATAATATCACGTCTAAATTTAAGTAACGCTGTAACTATATTAAAACCATGCTGAATAAAAACCCAACGCTAAGCTTACAGCCCCAACGTTGGGAGTTACCATTACATTGTTAGTTGTTCAAATAAATCAACTAGGTAATATAATTCGCTTGTCTTCATGCTTTTGTGGGTACTGGGATTTAATCCTCTCAGCGGCATAAGCCGTCGAAACAAAGCTAAGAGAGTATCCAGCCATGATAAAAGCTATAATTGAAGGTAATAACAAAGAAATGTCAGGTAGAACAATTGTTCCAACCAAAGAACCAAAACCAATCATTGCTAACATCCAATACAGAGTATTAGCCAAATACTTTCTAAAGTTTAGCGGCAATAACGACTTTATTTCAAACTCACTCTTTTCAGAATCAAATCTAACTACTGTTAATGCACGTTTGACATCATTAACCATCTCTGTCGGTTTTATAGAGTTCATAACACGCTCAATTTCATCAACAGATAAAGAAAATCCAAAATAATGAGAGAAACCCTGTTCTATAACAATTGGTTGCTTCGTATTTAATTCAGAGTCAAATACTTTAAGAAAAGTTTCGAATTTTTTGTTTTTATTTTCTGAAGATGCAATTCCAGCTTTTTGAAACCTCTCAAGACTCAAGAAAAACAAAAAGATTCCAATAATAACCATTACGCTAATGCGCCCAATCACCCAAGTATTGGTTCAGATGTTTTATAAATTCACTTAATACCTTTTCCACATTTCATTCTCATTTAAAATACCTTGTTGAATAGTAACATTAATTACATAAAAATCAACAAGTTGTTCGCTTGCAGAACAGTACGAAGTAAACGTTTATCAAGCTATACTAAGCTCCTTATTTGTACAAACAATAAATTCACGAATTTTCGTGTACTTCTTTTTAGCTGACTACCAATCATTCTTGCTATATCTCACTATGCCCACAGAGCAAACAATACTCAGCCAAGACTTCTTTTTCTGCCAGTCCTTGCTCGTAATCGTAAAATCTATGTAATAGTTGGTTATCCCATATTAACTCTCGTGGCACCTCATCAATAAAGTAACTCTTTGGTGTCACTAGTTCATGGTGAAACTCGTTATCAATAAAATTACGCTTCAACTCCATTGAATCCTCACCCAGCCACCATTCAGGAATAGAAAGGCGGTCCCTTGAGCCTTTAGTTGTATACTTGTGTAACCACATATCAGAAAGTATAACCAAATAAATCTTATAGCTAATTGATTTATCAGTCAGTTGCACTTTATTTAGAATGTCATTTTTTACATCATAAGCTTTCTTCACATCCTTTATGATCTGTTGGGTTTGCGAGTTTTTTAAACGCTTTGCTTGGATTAAATAAATTTCTGCTGTAGACGGAGATACAACTACACCGTCCATTCGCTTATTAGCACCATATGGTGTTTCTAGACTTACAGAAGCCTTAAGATCTTGCTCTGATAATGTATCATTCAGTACAAATGATAAATTTTTACAGAAATAGTAAGTCTGATTAGCTTCATTTAAGCCACCGCCAGAGGCCCTAGGGTAGTGAGTTTTAAACATATCTAGATAATCAGAACACGTTAAATCAAACGCTTTTTTTATGTTAATACTTGTCAAAGTCAAAGCACGACTTCCTAATAGTTAAATACAAAGCTTGTTGGACGCTTATAGCCGTCTTTCCTATCACTATCACACCGCGTTTACTTCGTAGCATCAAAGAAAAATCAGTGAGTTAGTGACCTGTGAAATCAATTGATACGCAACAAGCATACTAATTCACGGATACTTTTTCATGTTCCAGTTCTTTTTGCACTTGAGCAAACAGTGCATCTGCAAACTTCTCTTCAGCTTTTTGATCAAATCATACTGGTGATTCTTGAACACTCCTTCTCTACTTCGTTACTAATTTCTACGTTAGAGAATGGTATAGATACATATGGGTATCTGTATTGTTTATTTAGGTATGAAATATATCTAGGTGGTGATACTAAAACCTTGAATCTCAAATCACGAATAGAGTACAAATCTTTGCCAGTTACAGTACTGTCGCCACATATTATATTATGGCGTTTCAATGCATCTTGAATACTAGACCAAGAATTTTCTTCTTTCAGACATAAGACTTCAACATGATTTATAGAGTCTTTTTTATTCGTATGATTCCTAACTCCAGACATATATAAATTCAAACTTCGAATATCATCAGACCATATAGATATTGCTAATTTAAGGTCGACTTTAATTTCATGTTCTTTAGGCTTCAACCAGTCATTTCTAACACTAATCAGGAATAACAATGTTCCAAACGCTATCAGACTTGACATACATGTCGCAAAGGCTGAAATTCCCGCGATATAGTTACCAGTACTTGCATCATTTCCGCCACCGAGAGCAACTCCTACACCCAAGATGGCCACTAGCGAAACCACGCATACAACAAAGAGTAGTATATGTTCAATTTTCAATTTTGTTACCTAGTCTATTCAATATTTCCTAAATAAGAGCTAATTCTAAATACTACTAGGAAACAAACTCTCTAACTTTAGCCGTACAGTCCAAAGCCAACTCTAAATAAGATTTAACTTGTTGATTTGAAAGGCGTTTATTCTTATGACCATTTATACCCATGACCTCTTGTCGTATTTTCCGAAGAATCCAAATATTAGTTATAAGTTCCTCACCAAAGCCAAGTGACCTTAAGATAGTCTTAGAGTCATTAGCTGTTAGCGATGTTCTATTTTCTTTTGTTAGATGCTCGTCATATATATCTAGTAGTTCTCTGTCAAGAATTGCATAGGCCTGATGAATAATTGCGTGAGGTGCTATATCTATTTTTGTTAACAGTCTTTCTTCTTCTGCTTTCAAATCTCCAGGAAGGAGCCTACCCTCTTCTTCCACATGAGTAGCTTCAACAACGACTTCGTTCATGACTTTTGCAAAGTTAAATTCAGTATTATTGTGTTTAAACGACTCTAGCCTAGGAAAGACTTGTTCAATGTTTTTCTTTAGTAAAAGGACTAGAATAATCACAGTAACGGGCCAAGCGAGTTGGCCAATTATCGTTGAAGAAAAAGTCATCCAATCCATAAGTTACCTCTAAACGTTACTTTAATCAGTTGAAGTGATAAGCAGATTACTCCAAACATCTTATCGAACAGTTATCATGTAATCTTTTAGTTGCATATGCAAATTAATATCAACTAGTTACGTTAAACTTGGGACATAAGAACGCATTAAACTAAAACAACTTTTTCATGCTCCAGCTCTTTTTGTACTTGAGCAAACAACGCCTCTGCGAACTTCTCGTATGCTTCTTTTTGGTCTGATAGCCAGTCATGCTTGTTGTAAATCGCCATTACGCCGACCAGCTCGTGCCCGAGCATTTTCTCGGTCACGTGCGGCATGGTGCCTAGTTCTGAACAAGTGGTAGAAATACTGCGGCGGAAGTCGTGAGTTCGCCAGTGAGGTAGATTAAGGTTATCGCGTAACCTTCTTATGTAGCGATTTGCTGCGGATATGCAGATGGGCTTATGGAGGGATGCGCCAGGGAAAAGGTATTCATCGTAGATGTTCATCAACCTTTCCAGCATCGGCTTGATGTGTTTGGGGATGGGTCTGCGAATGGTGTTACCCATTTTGCTGAGTTCGGGTGGTACCGTCCAAATGTCGTTGACCATATCGAAGTGTTCACGCTTGGCCAAGCGAAGCTCTGATAGTCGGTTACCCCATAACATTGTTATTAAGTGTAGGTTCTTGGTCGATGTTCCTGCTTTGCTGCGCTCAATCGCGATCCAAACTTTGGCAAGTTCAGGAAGTGATAGAACTCGGTCACCGGCACTTGGTGACTCACCAACATCTTGCTGTCTGATTTTCTCAAAGTGCGTCCCATCGATAAGGAACTTAGATTTACAGAAGTTAAGACAGGCGCGCATTTTAGAAAATGCAGAGTTAGCCGTCTTCGGATTCTTCTTGGCGATGTCATCGAACCAACGCATCCATTCCCGCGCGGTGATCTTCTCTACGTCGACATCAGGAAAGGCATTGTAAAAGTAGTTGTTTGCCACCGAGCGATAAAGCACCTGCGTCCCCTCTTTCTGAGTCGAGACTTTGTGCTCAAACCAGTAGTCGAGACAGTCCTTTAGGGTAACAAAATCCGTCTCACCAGTAAGGGCTATCTCTGGGTTTCTTCCCTCTTCTTTAAGTTCAAGCATCCTTTTATGGATTTGCCTTGCATTCTTGAGGGTGGTTATCGGATACTTGCCTATACGAATGCGTTTGTTTTTACCATTAAACCTGCAACGGTATTGGAACGTGATGTTTGCTTTGGGTGATATCTTCGCTATTAGTCCTTCGCCGTCATTCAGTTCTGCCGGGCCGCTATATTCGCTTAGTTTTGCAATAGCTTTTAGCTGCTTGTCTGTAATGCTCAA